GCCGGACGACTTGTTTATTTTATCAGACTGCGGGCGATTTGTCAACTACTTTTTTCGGATTTTTGCAGCTTTTCTGCTGAAACTGTCGGCAGGGTCAGTTTTGGGTCAGATGTTTCCGGCGCTCATAATCCCGCAAGGCGGCAATGGCTTCGCCGGACATGGGGTAGAGGGCAATGAGATTGAATATGGTCATCAGGCCGATGCCCACGTCGCCCAGATCCCACACCACGGTATAGGCTTCCAGGCCACCCACCATCAGCATGACAAGGGCCAGCACTTTATAGGCTGTCTGCCAGCCCCAGCGGTCACCAAAGAGGTACGCCACATTGGAGCGGGCATAGAACAGGATGCCGATGAAGGTGGAGAAGCTGAACAGCGCCAGCGTGATGGCAATGAACACCACGCCAAAGCTGCCCAGATGGTACTGCGCCGCTGCCTGCAGCAGATCCATGCCGGTCAGCCCAGTGGTGATATTTGCGGGAGCCAGCAGCATCATAAAGGCAGTGCAGCTGCAGATGACCACCGTGTCGATCAGGACACCCAGTGCCTGCACAAAGCCCATCTTCACAGGATCATCGCAGGAGGCAGCCGCTGCCGCACAGGGGGCCGAACCGCTGCCTGCCTCATTGGAGAACAGGCCGCGCTTGACACCGTTCATCAGCACCGCGCCAAAGCCGCCCGCGGCCACCTGCCGCAGGCCGAAGGCTTCCGAGAAGATGCGGCCCAGCACAGCGGGCAGCTGGCGGAAATTTACCGCAATGATGATGACCGTCATCACGAAATAGCAGACCGCCATGATCGGCACGATAACATCCAGGCTTTTCACGGTGGCATCCTTGCGCAGGACAATGACCGCCGAGAGCACCACCAGCACCACCGTGGTCACGATGGGCGGGATGGAGAACGCATTGGCAAAGGCAGAGCTGACCGAGTTGCTGATGACCTGGCTGATGCCGCACCAGCAGATGAGGCCCGAAATGGCAAACAGCACCGCGATGATAGAATGATGCAGCTTTTTGCCCCGCTTGCGCTCGGCTAGCACATGGATGTAGTAGGCCGGGCCGCCGCGCTGACCGCCATAGAGCGGGTCGGGCTGCCGGTACTTCTGGGCCAGTGTGGATTCCACAAAGGAGGTGGAGGCCCCCAACAGGGCCGTGACCCACATCCAGAACACCGCACCGGCACCACCGGCAGACACTGCCGCCACCACGCCCACCAGATTGCCCATGCCTACCCGGGTGGCCGTGGAGACGATGAGCGTCTGGAAGGAGGAAAGGCTGTCCCTGCTCTGGTTCTTCTCGCAGACAGCGGCAATCATATCCCGGAACAGCCGCACGGGCAGCAGCCGGGTGCGCAGGGTGAAGAACACGCCCGCCGTGAGCAGCAGCACCGCCATCAGCGAAATGCCGATGCCGCCGCCCACCGGCAGGGTGAACAGATCACCCCAGAGCAGGTTGTATACCGTTTCGATCAAATGGGACATTCTGAGGAGCCTCCTGTTGTGTGATTACTTTATTATAATACAGCACTTCAGGTTTGTAAATCAGAAAATCCCGACGCAGAGAAAACAAAAAATCCAAACCCTTCTCTTTCGAGAAAAGGTTCGGATTTTCATTGTTTGGTGCGGATAAGAGGACTTGAACCTCCACCGAGTTGCCCCGATTAGAACCTGAATCTAACGCGTCTGCCAATTCCGCCATATCCGCATATTCTGTTTTGTTCGCGGGCCGTTCGGCTCGGAACGTTAGTTATTATACCACAGCCACAAGAAAAGTCAAGCACTATTTTCAAAATTGTTCGACAATGAAAAGTAAAGCATTAAATGCAACAAATTTTCGGCTCTGTTTTTGTGGATTTTAGCGTAAAGCAAACAAGCCGCCAAGCGCACCCCGCTTGCGGTTATCCCTTATTGTTCATTTTTACCAGTGATTTTCTGCTTTCTATGTGCTTTATGCTGTCAAACCAAGCTCCCGCAGGCATTCGCGGAACATTGTGCCGGCGCTCTTATAGCCGAAAATTTTTCTAGGATAGCTGTTAATCCAGTTCTCCGTGGCTGCGATTTCTTCCGCTGTGACCTTTGAGAAGTCTGTGCCTTTCGGGTGCCTGCGGCGGATCATGCCGTTCACATTCTCATTGCTCCCGCGTTCCCAAGAAGAATACGGATGACAATAGTACACCTTCGTCCGCTTATCTCCGGTGATGCAGGACCGTTCCAGCTGGTCGGCCAATGCAAACTCACTGCCGTTGTCCACTGTGATGCTCTTATAGATAATGCCAAACTTCTCTGCACCTAACTTCCGTTCCAGTGCATTGATTGCCCGCACGGTCGTCTCTGCGCGGCGATCTGGCACCACTATAATATTTTCGTTCCGGGTCTTGCGCTCAGTCAGCACCAGCAGCGCAACCGTGCTTTTCTTCTTGCCAGAATACACCGTGTCCATTTCCCAGTGTCCAAATTCTTCACGGTCTTTTACTTCCGCCGGGCGTTTTTCGATGCTCTCACCGGCAGGCGCACGAGCAGGATCCTTTGTTTTCACCTTTTTATAGTCGCCCTTATGCACTCCATGTCTGGGCAGGGCCTTTTGCGTCAAGTTCAGGAACACGCCCTTTTTGATGTAGCTGTATATGGTAGGCACCGATATATGCGTTTTGAATGTCCGTCCTTCTTCCAGGGCATAACCGTACACAGCAGCCGGTGAACAATCCTTATCTATAATGGTCTGCTCGATATAGCTTGCAAGCTCATGATCCTTGCCAATCTTAAGGTTTGGTCCCTTCTCCCGAAGATGTGCCTGATACCTTTGTTCTGCAATATCCGGGCTATATGTAGGAATCAGCTTCCACGTTTTACCGTCCAACTTGTCGTAGCTACCGCGTTTCAGTTCCCGGTACACCGTGGACGGGTCAACCCGCAACCTGTCTGCGATTTCCTTTACTCTCAGCCCATCTTTCAGCCACTTTTCAATACGGATTCGGTCTGTAAGCGTAAGCTGTTTGAACACTCGCACGCCGTTTTCCTCCTTTCGACTATGGCGTTTATTTTCGTTTTAAGCGTAAATTATACGGTATACCGTTGTCAATTCGCAATTTTTCCACACTTTGCACATTTCCTTTGTGCAAAACTTCCAGACAAACAAAAAATCCCCCGCCAGCAATCCATCAGGATGCCAGCGGGGGATTTTCATTTCAGTGCAGAAGCATCGTCAGTTCATAGGCCACAAGGCCGGAAACCAACGCCGCAATCACAGCCCACCAAAGTTTGTTCCCAAATGTTCCGGGGGCTTTTTCCAGCGCGGTGAGGCGGTCCTCCTGCTTTTTGTTTTGAGCCGTTACAATTTCAAGGCTCTTGTTTGTGTTTTCGAGTTGCTGGATGGTCAACTTGATATTGGTGTTCATGCCGTTTACTGCATCGGTCAGCTTCCCCAGCTCGTCCAGCCGGTGGGTGTTGCTCTGTGCACGGTTTTCGACCGCTGTCAGGCGATGTTCCAGTTCCTCGTCAGTCATTACGCTTGTCCTCCCCCGCCTTACCGAAACGGGCCACAGTGGTGGTTTCCACGGATTTCTTTGCCATGTAATCTTCGAGCTTCTTCTTGGTAAAGTCGAACACAAGCTGTACGATCCAATCCAGCGTCCGCTCATTGATTGCCCAGTCCAGCCAGTCCGGGGTGTAGCCGCGCAGCACCGCGATAACGTGCGCTTTCTTCTCTGCGCCTGCACCCGCGCCGAACTTTTCTTCCGCGTTGACGATCCACTTGTACACGGTCTTTGCGACCACAAGGCCGTAACCCAGACGTACCGCCGCCAGCGCCGTGACCACAAGGCCGACCACCATGAAGATGCAGGCCAGCCATTCAGGGAATGCCATCAGAAAAACTTTCAGAATGTTCTCCATACTGTTTTCCTCCTACTTTCAGCTTACCCACCGGCTCTTTGCCGCGCGGGTGTCGATATGTACCCAACCAGCAGGGCGTCCCGCCTTTACAGGATAGCGCCCGATGCCGCCACGATTCGGCAGTAGGGTCTCGGCATAGGCAGCCACAGCTTCAACACCCACGCCCTGCACCCGGATGTCCGCAGCCTTGCCGTAACAATGCTGGCTGTAGGTCGCCCCCTTCACCGCCTTGTTGTGGGCGGCGGTACGGTATGCACTCGTGATCGTCACAGACTTCCCGAAATGATCCCGGATTTTCTGCAGCAGGGTCACAAGCTCATCGTCAATAAAGATCGGGTCACTCCCATCCTTGCAGCGGAACTCCTTCACCGCAAAATTTGCGGAGAGCTTTCTGTTCCCGTCCTTCGCATACGAATAGGCTTTAATCGCCATTGCTACCATCTCCCTTCATGCCCGGATCAGCCCCGCACCCGCTCATGGCACAGTCCACCATGAGCACCCCGAACTCTGCACGCTCGGTGCTCATGTTCTCGCCCTGCGCTTCAAGCCGGGTCAACAGCTTCTCACACAGCTCAGGCCACGTCATAGTCGTCACCGGTGATGCGCTTGTAATCCTCGGCGGTGATCTCGCCCTTGTTTACGCGCTCGGCCAGAACTTTCTTCACGCCTGCACGGCGGGATGCGGGCATCTCTGCCCAAGTCTTAGTGCCTGCAATCAGGCGGTTTGCCCAGATAATGTTCATGGTGAT